TAGTTGCCAGATGCTCGCGCAATTTCGATCATCACACGAAATGCAGCGAACATCAACTGAGCTGGCATTCTAAGGTCATATGTCTTATAGTCTCCTGCGAGGATTCGATCCTCGCCAAACTTGGATATGTGCTTAGAAAGTTGTTCCCATTCCGGACCGTCGGCATTCACGCCAACAGCACACTCCGAAATCAGGGGAAACACCGACAGGATACGAGCCACAGGTAAGAAATATTTTCTTACTAGTAGTTGCATCGCAATCGGGCATCCCTGAAATACTCTCACTTTGTCCTTAGTCAGCTTAGTAGCTTCATCCTTAAGACATGCTTTGAATACTGGATAACATCTCCTGCCCGCAGCATATTCCACCTCCATCTCGATGGATCTGTCCCAAAATTTCTGGTCCAGTTCAACCGGATTTTGGTGAGTTTCATGCTCTGCGGGATCCAAGAAAGTCAGAAACTTACTCTTACAACCTGAAAGTGGAAAGCCAACTGATGTATTAGGATCCATTTTATCTATGAATCTCAATCCATCAATGCCTGCTACAGTCTCCATTCTCTCAAGAGGTCGCAAGTTTCCCTTAAGTTCGGGGAAATCATTCACAACCTTAACGAGTTCATCCATATAATCCTCAGTGGCCTTAGCCAAGAGGGTTCCCTCAACTCCAATAGAGGGGTTAAGAGAATGGGTTAGAGACTTAATCCAAGCATCTCCTTGGGAAAATTTGGGTTTCCCCCACATCTGGGGGAACCCTGTTAGATCTTCCAAGTAAGGTGCAAGAACAGACGGCTCCACTGTCGAATGATAAGTGGCTCGACCGATACACGATCCATACACTTTCCCGTTAGTTCCAACGGGTAGAGTGTTTACTGGACTCTTAGTATGTACCTTAGTCGATTGCAAATACTGAATTCCATATTCCTTGGTATTCAAGTCGCCAGTACTCGCCGAAGTCAATACAGACTTCTTGGCTTTAAGCGACTCAAACGCATCCAGGTATTGCTTCTTGGTCAAGAGGCCACTCGCTCCTGCTGTCTCTCCATTCTTTCCTGCTAAATGAAAACCCCCTATCAGGGGTCCATTGGTCTCCGTAATCAAAGTAGCCATGCACAAACCTTCGAATGTTTTAAATTCTAAGTCGTACTTAGCACCAAAATATGGAGCATCAAGAACATGTATGAGTTGCGGATTTATTCGCAAACGGGAGCGTACCAACTCTGCTTTCGAGTTCTTATACGTCAAACGCCCAGGTACGGACGAAAAACGATCAAGTGGAAAATATTCGGTGAGATCCTTCCAATCTCCTCCATTAGGAACCCAGACCAAGCTCAAATCCGTATCCGGGATATGAACACTGTGCTCCTTAGAGAGGAAACATTTGAAATTTCCACCAATACTCTCTGGATCATGTCGCACAAAACTCGTCTTCAATTCTGAACCAATGGTCCACATATGATTCGGAATGAGTGCAACATTTGACCCGGGAAAAAAGGCATCACAATGGCAGACCTTCGTCTTCGCATCGATGGTCATGTGTGCCAGATTTCCTTCCACTAAACTCTGTAGCTGATCTACTGTAGTACATTTAGACTTCGCAGAACTTGGGATAGGAGATACCTCCACCTTTGCCCAGTGGATCTTCTCTACATCTCGTGCCTCAATTTCTTTAACGCTTGTGGGCGCTAAATTTCCTTGGGGATCGGGAATTGCTTTGAATTCTCTCCATACAATAGCCAGCGCGTAGATCGTGGCTATGAAAAGTCCTGCTCCAATGATATACTGAACATGTCTATCTCTGTAGTGCTTGAAAATCGCTGGCATAGCCTTACTGTCACTCGATACTTTGTCATATAAACGACGTTTCTCGAATTCAACGGCACCAGCAATAGCTGTTAGGAAAAATCCATAAGCAATCGCAACGCATACAATACAGATCCATTTTGTCCAGAACATCCACACAAATACGAGCGGCAGCATTGATGCATAAGCATATACTGACACATATGTACAACGCGCAATAACCACTGTCAAAATCATAAAAATGATATTATTTGTGATCGTGCGCTTCACACCCGCGCGGATACTATCCTTGTTGGTCAAGTAGATCAATTTTTCAATCCATGGATGTGCTATCCATGTTTGAGGAATCCAGTTGGTCCAAGTCGCAAAAGGCGACTCTTCCAACCAATTCAAGAGGGTGACTAACCCCTCGATCCCGGCGGTCTCGACTTCTCCTAAAACGTAAGCCGAAAATGGTGTCCAC